TGCTGTGGGTGCGGGCGTTGCGGGCATATGGTACTAACCGGTCGATATTAACTTTTTCAAAACGCTCGGTTGTGTTCATCTATACCTACCGTCCTTTCCTGCCTGACAGCAGGGCTTCCATAATATCATCCTGCGGGTTGCCGACAAAGGCTGTAGTGCAATTCTGTTTTACGATGTCAAAAATCTCGTACCAAATGAGGTTGGCCTGCTTCTGAAAAGATTGGCTCATCTGTACGAAGGGACTGGCTATAGCGCCGCCCGTAGTCGGATGTTTGCCCAAAAGCCCATAGGTGCTGATGGCTTCCTCACATTGGATGTAGCGAGTGAAAGCCTGAGCATAGGCCTCAATCAATCTTGGGTTAACGAATTTCTCACACCCGCGCTCTTTAAGCCATTTCCAAGTTTCTCTGAACAGATCGTCAGCGCCCAGCGGCTTACCGTCTCTCTGTCTCGCGCTGAGGTAATCGCTGGGCGTTGGCATATCTTCTCCGTATAAATCGGCCGCATCGTTAAGGTCGTCCGCTTCAAGCATCGACTCGGGATGCAGTTCCGGGGCTGCTAAAACTTTTGCGGCCTTTCCGGCCGAGATTTTGTCAGCCAGGGGCTGCGGCTTGTCACCGGCGCGAACCCTGCGGCCGCCCCTATTGGTCCCGTCTTTTGCCACAAGCCTTCACCTCCTTGCTTTGGCAGGGTTTAATCCCCCGTTTGAACCGCGATTTTTACGCGCGAAGGGGGCCGCCCGTTCTCCGGGGTAGAGCTGTAGAGATTTAGATCCCCCTGGGGGTGACATGAAACTCATTTCCTCCAACGACCGCCTTCGCGGGCAGTGATTTCGGAGTGACAAGACGTACACAAACTCATGAGGTTATCCACATCATTGGTGCCTCCCTGGGACAGCGGCTTGATGTGGTGTACCTCCTGGGCCGGGGTGACCCGTCCAAGACTTGCGCACTTCTCGCAGAGAGGGTGTGCGGCAATGTACCGGTCGCGGATTCGCTTCCAAGTCCTGTTGTAGCGTTTCTTCACGATCGGGTCACGCTGGTACTTTTCATATTGTTTGTCGGTCAGCTTTTGATGTTCTTCGCAAAACCTGTCGTGTGTCAGCTTTGGACAGCCAGGGTAAGAACACGGCCGTTTGGGTTTAAAGGGCATTAAAATTCACCTCGTTAAAGGCATATAAAAGCCTCCGCAGTGTCCCGCGAAGGCTATTGATACAGCTTCGATACTTTTATTATACAGAGACCTAAAGCAAACACTCCCTCAGAATTCCCTCATCTTTATCCGAACAACATACTGCGCAGGTGATTCAGCGCGTTGCTCCTCAGACGCTCGATATGGCTTTCGCTGTAGCTGAGTTCACTCATCAGTCGGTAGGTTGCACCGGACTTCTGATTGTCACCCATGTAAAATTCAGAAAGGATGTGCTGCTCGGTATCAGTCAGGCTTGACCAGGCAGGTTCAAACCACGCCATATACTCTATAGCCTGGCTGTAGCGCTCCCGCAGGATATCCAGCTTGTCAATCTGCGCCGCCAGTTTGTCGGCTCCGGCTTGCGGATTCCTTGCTGAAGGCATCCTTGATAGCTTGGGGGTTCGGGGCGCAATCATTTTTTCGTACACACTCTTTATTTCCTCCGGAGTGTTGTTGATGATAAAACGCATATTGTTATAGTCGCGTATGGCGGCAATCGTCGCCGCGTTCTTATTGATGTATTTCAGCGCAATCATATGACCGCCTCCTTTAAATTTGCCTTGACCGCGTCAATTAGAGCGGTCTGGACTTTGTCCTTTCTTTTTAAGGCGCGTATCACATCTTCATCAATGGTGCCCTTGGTAATGATATGGTGAATAACCACCGTATCCTTTTGCCCTTGCCGCCACAGCCTGGCGTTGGTCTGCTGGTAGAGTTCAAGGCTCCAGGTAAGCCCGAACCACACCAGGGTGGAACCGCCCGCTTGCAAATTCAATCCATGTCCGGCCGATGCCGGATGAATCACAGCCAGTGGTATTTTTCCATCATTCCAGCGCCTGATGGAAGCTGCGCTGTCCAGCTTCACAGCGGGGAAACGATTAAGTATCCGTTCAAGATCGTGCTTGAACCAGTAAGCCACCAGTACCGGTTTGCCGTTGGCGGCTTCGATAATATCCTCTAATGCGTCCAGCTTGCGATCATGTAGGTGTGCTACACCGCCGTTCTCATCATAGACCGCTCCGTTTGCCATCTGCAGCAGTTTACCTGACAGCGCAGCGGCATTAGCAGCGTCAATATCCCGCCCTTCCAGTGAAAGAATCAGATCCCGCTTTATGGTGTCATAGGCTTTTTGCTCTTTCTCCGGCAGCCAAACAGAAATCTCGTTCATCACTAGTCCCGGCAACTTTATATAATCAGTGTTTTTCATACTGATGGTGATGTCAGAAATCAGGCGGTAAATCTCATCCTCTGCTCCGGGTAGCGGTTTATAGCTAAACACCACAAGCTGATTGCGCTTTTCCGGGGTAAAGAATTTGTTACGGTAATGGGTGATGAAGCGACCGAGCCGCTGACCCATGTCAAGAATGCCGATTTCCGCCCATAAATCCATGAGACCGTTACCGGATGGTGTGCCTGTTAACCCAACGATGCGTTTTACCTTCGGGCGGACACGGCGAAGTGCCTTGAATCGCTTTGAACTATATGCCTTGAAGGAGGAAAGTTCGTCAACCACTACCATGTCGAAATCGAAGGGAAGGCCGCTCTTATTAACCAGCCAGTCCACGTTTTCCCGGTTGATAATATACACATCAACGTTTCGCATCAGTGCAAACTTGCGTTCCTGTTCAGTGCCAATGGCCACTGAGTAGGTCAGGTCTTTCAGGTGATCCCACTTTTCGATTTCAAAAGGCCAAGTATCTCGTGCCACTCTGAGGGGGGCGATAACGAGTACCTTGCGGATGAGAAAACTGTCTAGCACAAGGTCAAAAATGGCAGTCAGCGTAATTACGCTCTTGCCAAGCCCCATATCCAGAAATACCGCCGAAATAGGATGCTGCAGTATGAAATTGGTTGCATATGTTTGGTAGTCATGAGGACAATATTTCATCAATCATCTCTCCAATCTGCTCGGCACCGTCAATGCAGAATACTAAATACCCTAACGCCTCCAGTTGCCTTTTTCGCTTTTCCTGCAAAGGACGAAGTCGCTTCCCTGGTGCTTTAAGTTCTACGAAGGCAAGCTTGCCATGGGGTAGAAGTACTAAGCGGTCAGGCACACCATCAAAACCTGGTGAGATAAGCTTCAGGGCGATGCCGCCCATCGATTTGACTGTGTTTGTGAGTTTTATTTCTATGGTTTTTTCTCTCATACAAGTCCTTTCTGCCAGTTCCAAGGTTCCAAAGTTCCAAGAATTCCATATAACCTATACGCGCGTATATGAGGTAAACACGATACCCTTTCTCTATATACAAAAATATTTATATATTTTGGAACCATGGAACCCTTGGAAAAAGTGTTGATATTTCAAGGTTCTAAGAGGTTCCATGATTAAGATTTTCGGTTCCATCAATGGTTCGCACCCATACATACTGAGCGCCATAACCCTTGATTTTCTTTTTCTGGCCGGAGTACACCCAGCCGCCGATCTTTTGCATGATTAGCTTGATTTTGTAACTGTCAGCCTGGCGCTCAAATTTACCCCGGTCGTTGCCGAAGCATTCACACCAGATTTCCATATTGCTGACGTACTCGCGCTGAATCTTGCCTTCCGGCCGCAATGGGTCGTCCGAGGAAAAGTAATGTTTCCGGCTGTACAAATCCATATCATACCAGCCTTCCGGCAGGAGCATATCGAGGTATTCGCGCACCACGCCTTCGCGTTCATCAGTTTCCAGCGCTGCCGTCTGTTCCGCTTTTGCTTGCTGGGCGACCTTTCCTTCAAGATAGAGTTTTTCTCCTTGCATCCAGTAGTGCTTTGCTTCAGCCCAGATCTGCGGCACATCAGTTTCGGGCAAATCCCAACCTTTA